AACGGGGTTGTTCATGCTTTTTATCAGCTTGAATACTTTGCATATCTTGTTGCCGAGCATGAGCGCGAAGCTATATGGAACTTGCTGTTTGAGTACGCAGGTATAGATGATTTATCTGATTCAGATCAATCGCTGCTTAAACATTTGTCAGATCTCATCGCAGCAAGGTGGCAAGAATGGAGTAACAAAGAAGGGGAAGAATTATGGATAGAGAAGAAATAATCCGCATGGCGCGGGAGGCTGGACTAGCTTACGGATCTGACGAAAAGCCATTAAATTCTGTAACACGCTTCGCCGCCCTTGTCGCAGCAGCAGAGCGTGAGAAGGTTGCTGCATGGATGATAGCAAGGGGCTACGCAACGGGACATGGCGACACGATTGAAGAACTGCTGCAAGAGCTTGATTGGCAGGTTCGTGAGCAAGAGCGTGAGGCGTGTGCGAAGGTGTGTGATGTGCTTGCTGTACATCCTGAATATGCGTCAGACATTACAAAGGTGGCCGCGCAAGCAATCCGAGCAAGGAGTGAGAAATGAGTGGCAATCACAACATGCACCAGAAAAGTAAAGGCAGTAAGAAAGGACTGTTTGACGACGTACCCCTTGTTAACCCTGACAGAGACAAAGCTTGGGAAGCATTCATCAAACGCAAAGATGTTAAAGCCATGATGAAAGGCAAAGAAGATTTTAAGTTCCCACTTGATGGGTCATATGACCTGTGGTGTATCTGTTGGGAGAAGGCTTGGCTTAAAGGATTCCAAGCAGCATGGGAGGAGAAGCCATGAAAGAGTATCGCGTAGAACTAAAAATAAAAAACAATCTACTGCTAACTGCCATAGAGAATGCTGGGTTTAAATCAATTGCTGAGTTCTCTCGAGACATCGGCGTTCATATGCAGTCCATTCACCGATTGATAACTTTAAAAGAAACGCCGCTAAGACAAGACGGTACGTTCACAGCCACTGCACAAAAGTTATTAGATTATTTCTGTGCCTTACCTGAAGATCTTTGGTCCGAAGAACAACTCTGGAATACTTTGACCACCAACAAAGGCCAGGTCTTGTTGGATAAACATCAGATGTCCGTTCTGACTTACGGCGGGGAAGAAGAGACCTTATCCCTTGAGGACATGGTTCACAAAAAAGAAATCAAAGAGAAAGTCCATGAGGTCTTACAGACTTTGTCGCCAAAGGAAGTGAAGATCATCAAGATGCGTTACGGCATGGACGGCTCCAAAGAACACAACTTAGAAGAAGTGGGTCAAGCCTTTGATGTAACAAGAGAAAGGGCTAGGCAGCTTGAACATAAAGGATTAATGAAACTTAGAGAGGCCCATCGTAAAGACAAGTTAATGTCCTGCCTTGATATAGAAACGTTTTCCAGTAAACGTTCTGCCGCTTGGCATATTTTTGTGGCAAGAAAGAAACCTGCCAAAGAACTTCTTGATGCCTGTGAACTAGCCTTTTACTATGCCTATGACAGAGCCACCCAGAATTGTGAAAAGCGGGTGGTTAGTCGATCACATTTCTGGACCGCCTACCGTCACTTTAACAAGATCCCTCTCGATGACGTTTACATCATAGATGCATTTCGTGAGGGATGGAAACAGGGGTTACATGATGTTAAAAATTGATCCAAGAGTACAACTACAGGTCCGCGTGGAGCAGCTCTATGACGAGGCAGAACATGCCTACCGTCAGGCCTATGCGCTGATGCTAAAGTCCATCGCTATAAAAGCCATGGCCGAAGAACTCCTGAAGGATTTAACCAATGAACTTGATCGACCAGCTAAAGGGGATTAACGGACCCTGGGCCGACGCCGCTGTAGCGAAGCGAGCAGCAGTAAGACTTGAAGAACTAGAACACCAACTCAAACGATACGAGTGGCTAAGAAAACAGCTAATCACTGTGGAATATAACGACGCCGCTTATGTCCTGACCGGCTCAGGCCTTGACGAATTTATTGATCATCACAAGTAAATCGTTGCATCTCGCAGTTCTACCTTTTCAGGTTCTGCTCGACTACACATTTGACATATACGCCGACCGGCAGGGTGATCGTATACCTTGCCGGTTTTTCTTATGCCGCCAGTCGAGTACATACGACACGCCGTGTCATCAACTAACCAGATATGAGCCGCTGAACTGGGTTTCTTGAAATAGTAGTATTTCATTACCTGCTCCGAGAGAGTGAGTGAAGCGGAGACAAAAGCTTGCCTAACTGAATCGGTGTTCCCAATTCAGCCAGGCTTACCTGCTCGTCGGTCGTTTCGTTCGCCTCGACAGGGGCTACGTTCAGTCGCTGACGTAACCTATCCACCGGATTAAGCCATGCGACACATGGCTTTCCCTAACACACATCCGGCGGGCATCGCTATTCTCACAACCGTGTACCGTCTCAATGAAGGATCGGATTGGTCTCGCCATCCAAGGCAGCTAACCTTTACGACACGCCTCCCTGTGGGCCGCTTTGGGAGACTTCTGTGCGGCGGATACTTGCAAGCCAGAAACTGTTGTGGCTCTGCTCCTTGGGGACTCCACGTTCGCCGATGCCATGACGCAGTACGGTTACTTGCTACCTACCCTCGGTCTGAAGCCTTTCCCGATAGACTCTTGCAAGATCGGCCACCAAAAGCAAAACCCCAGAATACTTAGGAGGGGCATGGCCCTTGGCGTTGGGCAATCACGCAGTCTGAGTGAAGAAAGACATTGTGACCACACAAGCCCCACCTAAATAATCTGGGGTTCCTTCACTCGCTGCCGGTTGCCACACCGACCAGATGACTATATCAAAAAAATGCCCCTCATTGCAAGGGGCAAAGTTACAACAGGAGACAACATGGACCTACAGCCTCCATGCTATCGGCAATCCTTCAATACATCAAGCGCTTCTTCTACGCTGTTCACGATAAATAACTTTCCGCCAGTCCACTGATCAAAGAAGATCTGCTCTGCCGTGGTGAGCTGTCTCGCCGAAGGTGGCTTATTCCCGTCCTTCACTTCCATCAAGATCGTATGGCCTCGGTACCCAACCAACAGATCAGGTATGCCATCACCCTGCGTGATGATCCGTACCGTCGCACCACACGCACGTAACGCCTTGACGATAAGTCCTTGATTTTCATCAACCCTGGCTGCGCGTCGCATCAAAACTCCATAAATATTTATGGAGTTTAAACCTAGTTGACATGCCTGAACCTACCTGCTATATTGACTACATAACTAGCAGACAGGAGATGACATGACACGATTAGAGGTTATCCGACGTGCCAGGGAATACGCCTTTTACGTCAGTGAGCAGGCCAAAAACTTAGACCTGATGTGGCACTACTACCAGAACGAAGAGTATGACGCCGCGATGTACTACCACCTCATGCTTCTTTTTACTTACGACGAAGTAAGTCCGACATGGCAAACGTGGTTAGGCGGATCGAACAAAGACTCGATGTGCTTTTACAAACTTTTGAATTGGTCACTTCATGAAGCTCACTAATAAGTTTGATTTACCTCAGACGTTTATCAACGTCATCAAGAGGCCTACCTATACCAAGGGTGACTCTCATATCTCGGTGACTGAACTTCTTAACTCTCCTCAGATTGTGAGTCTTAAGCATAAGCATTGGGATGATTTAGAACAGGATGCTTCGGAGATGGTATGGCAACTGTTCGGCTCCGCCGTTCATAAAGTCCTCGAGCATGGCAAGGATTCCCATCACGTTATCGAGGAACGCCTCTATACCAAACTCGATGGATGGACATTGTCAGGACAGATGGACCTACAAGAGGTAGAGCAAGACGGCATCATCATCTCGGACTACAAAGTCACCGGTGCTTGGGCCGTGATGAATGAGAAGCAAGACTGGCATAACCAACTAAACGTTTACGCCTGGTTGATTGAACGGTGCAAGAACGTCCCAGTCAAAGCCGCCAAGATAGTAGCCATCGTAAGGGATTGGACGGCCCGTGAAGCGCAAACGAAGGACGGATACCCACAATCCCCCGTCGCTGTGATTGACATCCCCCTGTGGCCTTCTGAGGCCCGTGAGGCCTATGTCAAATCCAGATTATCGAAACACAACGATGCCTACTTTGCACTTCAGTTAGACGATGACATGCCGGAGTGTTCATCAGAGGAGATGTGGGAAAGACCAACAACCTACGCACTGATCAAGACCGGGAATGTCCGGGCTAAGTCAGTCCACCCAACTTTGGAAGAAGCGAATGCTGCATTCACTTCTTTGAAGGACTCCAAGGGTTACACCGTGGAGGTTAGAGAAGGCGAGCGAGTACGTTGCAAATCGTACTGTCAGGTCGCTAATTTTTGTAAGCAGTACAAAACTTATTTGGAGAAAACATGAACGTGCAACTGTCTGGAAAAGATCTTGAACTCGTATTCCGTGGACTGATGGTTCTTCCTTGGGTAGAGGCTAATCACTTAATCGTTCGACTTCAGAACATTGAAAAGAACGAACGGCTCAACTTAGAGTTTGAACAGAAAAAAGCCCAACAAATGGCAGAACCCAAACCAGAATTTAAGCCAGAACCCAAGGTTAGGAAAGCCAAGTACGGTTTGAAGAAAGACGGCACACCACGGGCCAAGCCAGGAAGGAAGCCAGCATGAGCCAAGAAGAAATGAACCGACTGATGTATTTGATCTACGACATCAGACAAATGTTGCTTGAAATAGAAATCATTCTAAGAGGAGACGACGATGCAGAAGATCGCCCAGTCATTCGTTAAAGCACAGAAGGCCTTTGGACCGGCCCTAAAGTCCTCTACGAACCCGCATTTCCGTACGAAGTATGCAGACCTATCTGCTTGCGTTGAGGCCGTCATAGACGCTTTAAACGATAACGGGATTGCTTTAATTCAACAGACTCATGAATGCGATAACGGCGTCAGTGTAGAGACTATCTTTATGCATGAGTCAGGGGAGATGTTAAGCACAGGAAGACTTCATGTGCCTGCTGCCAAACAAGATCCCCAAGGGTATGGATCGGCGTTAACTTATGCAAGAAGGTATAGCCTCATGGCTGCATGTGGCATCGCACCAGAAGACGATGACGCTAACGCCGCTAGTAAGAAGTTTGTAAAGCCTGAACCCAAACCTGAACCCAAGGTAGAACCAAAGGTTGAGACTAAGATCCCAGCTCACATCGAAGGATTCGATACCGGCTGGCAGATCAAAGTCACCGTGACACCAGAGGCAAACCTCGAGGACTGGTCAGAGAAAGTAACCCAAGCGGCAAAGACTGGTCTTACGTTCTGTGCAAACAAAACGGATGTGACTGACTTATTCAAAGTCAACAGGAACATCTTTGACAAACTCAAACAGTTAGACCCCGGTACATACAAGCTTTTGATGGAAGACTTTTCTTCTACAAAAGCTAAGTTCGAAAAAGGAGATGAAGCATGAGTGTGAATCGCGTAACCCTAGTCGGTCGTGTGGGACAAGACCCTGTCGTTCGCTACACCGGCGACGGCATGGCGATTGCCAACTTATCCCTTGCCACTTCACAGAAAGTAAAAGGTCAGGAAGAAACCCAATGGCATAGATTAGTTTTCTTTGGAAAGCTTGCCGAGATCGTTGCCGAGTGGGTCAAAAAAGGTATCCAGATCTACGTGGAAGGGTCCATCAAGTACGGCAAATACACCGACAAAGACGGCGTTGAAAAGACCACTGTCGATATCGTTTGTACCGTTATGACGATGCTTGGTGGGAATCGTGAGGCAGGCCGTCCTGAGAAGCCTGCTATCAAGCAAGACGATGACCAAGAAATCCCTTTCTGATCATGAAGACTTCCCAATTTGAAGCCGCTAAGGTGGCAATCAAACAGGATAAGACGGGCTATGTGCTTACATTATGTATACACCCCGATGAGATCCCTGACGAAATACTCAGGGACTTTGTTGGGGCTAGATACCAGGTTGTCATGGTCCGACTTAACACTGACGAAACACCGATGGTTCGTGAACGTGAGTACGGTCGTGATCCCGTAAGAGCCTCTGCCATGTTATGCAAAGATCCAGTCTTTCATAACTTCTTAGTAGAGACAGGCAATACCTTCGAGGAGTCTGAAAGCGCAGCCACTGACTGGCTCAAAGACACGCTAGGTATTACCTCTCGGTCAGAACTAAAAGACAAGCCATCATTAGCCAAACGATTATTCGTTATCGAACAGGAATTCAATTCATGGAAAGCAAACGTCTCATCCCCTACTCAGTCCATCTGAGGGAGGATATTTACTTAAAGGTCAAAGAGGCCGCACAAGACCGTAAAGCCACGGCGTTGGTACGTGATGCCATCACGATGATGATTGAAGGCAATGACGAATTCAACGCTGGTTATAACAAAGCAATAAGAGATGTAATCAGTGCTTTACACGAAGACGATTACTGCAACCTGATTGGTCTTAAAGGCTTGACCTTAGCGTATTACATCGAAGACTTATTAACCCCGATGATCGTTCATCAAAAACCAAATAGGAAAAAGAAATGAATGAAAGACTTTGGAAGTCTGGCGCAGATGCCATGGCACTTTGGAGAAAACAAAAAGCACCCACTCACGTTGTGAAGATTGATCTGTATGGAAAAAAGAGCGAACCAATTCCCATCGAACGAGAAGAACTTGAATGGCCCGACACGGAAGCACTCTGGATTCCACCGACGGAAGATCCGGCATACCAAAAGAAATGGGCGTACTGGAGAAGCCTATTTGCCCACGGTGAACAAGATGCGCGGGGTTGAATCACTTGTACCTACTGAGGATCCATCCGTTTCTGAACTGACGATGTTGGACTGGTATGCAAGCTTTGCGTTAATGAGTTTTGCAAGCAAGATTCCCTACAACGAATTACCAGAAACCTGTTTCAACATTGCAGAAGAGATGCTGCGGGAAAGAAAGAAACGTGAACAACAAGTTAACCGCAAAGGAACGTGAACACGTACGCAGGGTGAAGTCCTTACCCTGCTCCGTATGTGATGCGCCTGGTCCTTCGGATGCACATCACGTAAAGCAACATCAACAATACACCGTGGTTGCCTTATGCAAAGACTGCCACCAAGGTTCTATCCTTGGTTGGCACGGTCAGAAAAGAGCATGGTCCATCCGTAAGATGGATGAACTTGATGCACTTTCTGTAACGATTGAACGTTTACTTGAATGACTTTCTAGCTTCTTCAGCCTGTTTAGCTAGTTCAGCAATGATTATCTTCATACGATCAATCTCTTCTCGTTTGGCTGCACCATCCATGGTGGTGTCAGCCATGATGACTCTGATCTGCTTGCGAATCTCTGACATGTTCTTTGCGGTCTTATCGTAGAACTTAGCCAGTGCAATCTTGTCACCCTTTTCCTCGAGAATCTTTTCTACCTTTTCCGCATCACCAACTTCTGCGTAATGACGCATGTCGGCATAGGCCTGATTGATTTCCTTTCCATTCTCATAGAACGCCGTGACGTACCTTGCTTGGTTAGAAGGTAGGTCACGAGCTAGCCCAAGACTCGCCCTGTCGATCCACTTGGTATCAGGATACGAACCTTCTTTGAATGGCATGACTGCATAGGTAGAAGTCGTTGAAGCTAATCCACCAAGCCAACCAAAGTATCCTTTGATTGCGTAGTCAACTTGTACAGGGGACAACTGGAACTTTTCGGGGAAGACTGTTGATATACCACCTAGTGCTATAGCTAAAGCGCTGGTGTTATCGTTGATGCGTTCTTGTTTCGATAAACGTTCCAGACCTGCTGACTCGATAGGCGCGCCAGTAAACGAGTCTTTGTTGGCGTATAGATCAAGTAGCGGTTTAACCATTTGTGGTGTTGGGTTCAATGAAAACGTATCTCCCAACATCCTTGTCAGCGCGTCAGTAAACTGTTTCCCTTCTGCGCCTTCATCGACTACTTGCTCGAGGATACGTTCAGTCAGCGTACCGAATGCGCCAATCTCAAAAGGCTTTGGAACCCGTAACGCTACGTCCATGCCTGGTAGCTTGAACCACCAGAAATTGTCACGATCCCACTCATCACGTTTTTGGTATTCCTCATCATCTTTGAACGTCAAGTACAACGCCATCGATGCAAGCATGACCGCACCAGTAACCAATCCAAATGCTTCGGCTTTCTGTTTGTCGGTTCCTTCGATCTCTTTGCCTGTTGCAACGTTATAAAGAACTCGTGACGTCGGTATAACGCCATCACGTCCAAGTTTATACAAGCCTTGGATACGTGCGTTCATAAACGGTACAACTTGTGTAACCAGTCTAAACGCAGGCCATGATCCCTGCATCGAGAAGTCCAACAGATCACGGGCTTGGTATGTAGCCTCGAGGTGACTCATACCCTTGTCACGCAACTGCTTATACAAAGCCAATCTATTAGCCGCTTCTGATGCATTACCCCAGTCTTGGTATTTATCCCAAGCCATCCGAAGACCCTTTCTAATTCGGTCTGGAGTATCTAAAATAGTGTCACGATTAATTCCTTTTTCAATTAATCGTTTAATCAGTTTTGATTGATCGCCTTCGTACGCTGTACCGAAGTTAAAGATTGCCCCACCAGCGAGTGCTGATATGTATGTCGGATCGTTTTTGTTAAAGATCGATACGCCGTTAAGAACGTTGGCAATCGGGTTCTTGTTAAGTTCCGTGACAGCCATGGCAGAAACCGAGTCACGTATCAAGTTATTAACTTTGAACGCGGGCGACAGTGTCACACCAAACTGTAGGATATTTTTAAAGTCTCTTGCGACATCAAGGAACTTAGACTTCGGTCCTAAGTATCCAATCGCTGAGATAGCTTCAAACAACAAGGGATCATTGATCTTGAAGTACTGCGCCTGCCCATCAACCATGATCTTTGCAGATCCGGTTTTCTCAGTTGTAGGTTCTACAACTGGTGTATCACCTAACCTAAACCGTGACGCAGACTGTATGGTGGATACCGCAGCCTGGTTCTTCATGGCCGCAGAGAGGATGTGATTCCAATTCCGCAAGGTGTTCTCTACCAAATCACCAAACGGACGTTCGCCACCTTTGAGTTGCTTAGAGAAGTACTGGCTTGTTAGACCTGACGCAGTAGACGGCGCATCAATGTCTTTGCCTTCCATCTCTTTATAGAACGGAACGTAATAGATATCACTTGAAAACTTATCGTAGCCGTTCTGATCAATAAGACCGGTGTCTAACGCAATCTTCAAGACAGAACGGTTTAACTTGTTCATGTCCTCTAATACGCGCTTATAGACTTGCAGTCTTGGCTGGCCGTTCAACGTACCACTGGATAGGTTGTTCTTCTCTGCGATCAAGTCTTCAGGGATAGAGGGAATCTTCCCTTCCCGTTGGAGCTGTTCCTCACGGTTCAACGCCACCCAGATCATGAAGTTATCGACCTCAGTCCCTACAGGTTCCAAGACTTTGATCAAACCTTTGCCGTCCTTACGGATGTTCAATGCGCCGTCGTCGTTATAGACCTCACCGTAGAACAGTAGACCTTCTAGTCCACCGTCAACAGACTTTGACAGACGCGCCTGCATGTAGGCTTTCTCGTCGTACTCTTTGATAGACCTGAACTGATCAGCAATACCCTGAGACATGCGCTGCCAGAAACGATCCTTAAGGCCTTCGATCTTATCGATGATGGTCTTGTTCTCAGGCGCAAATGTTTGTTGTAACTTTGTTGCTGTTTCTTCGGATACCTGTGGAGCAAGTTTTAACGGACCACGTTTCTGTAACGCTTGTTTGGCCTTCTCTTTTACTTGCTCTGCTGTCACCCGTGCATCTACAAGCGATGGGTCAAACGGTGTCTTGAGTGGCCTTCCAGCCTTTGCAAGATTTTCAATTAACAGCATTGCTTCGCTTAAGGCATTTGTATCTTTGATGCCTAAAAGATTAGCAACGATGGAAACAAACTGTGACCATGCTGACTTTTTCCCTTTGTATGGGATTTTCATTAGCATGAATTGAAACTCTTGGTTCGTCATTGCTTCTGATGCAAACTCTCGCTCGTTAAGCAAACCGTAAACTTGAGTTTTATATCCTCTTCCCCATCCCATGCCTTGTTTATTTAGTTCTGTCCTGACGTGTTCATATAACGTTTGCAAATCTTTTGCATAACGCTTTTGCTTTGGGCCAGGGAATCTTTGTGATTTAGCAATCAACCCGTGGACAATCTCATGTGCGTTAGTGTGTTCATCGCCAGCATAAGCACGGTCCATTTGAATAGAATCATCAATATACGCATATTGACCGGCTGTACCTTTAGGTAACTTTGTTGGTTTTTTAAGCGTCACTTTACCAACAATTAATTTCGTAAGTTCACCTATTCGTGCAATAGCTGGGTTAGAACTCTTGATCAATGCTTCGCCAAGCTTCTTTAAATCTCCTGCTTTATTAGCAGCTTCTACTTCTGCATTTTGTCTTTGAACTGGCATACGTTTTTTAAATTCTTCAAACGTCAATTCTCCAGTTGCTTGAGTAGGAGGTTGTTGCGTAGGTGGCTGTTCGGTTACTGGTGTTCCAGTTGGACCGGTTCGTTTTAATGCATTTTCAATAAACGATCTTGGTACTTTGTTTTGGCTGTACGCTTCAAGGAATGTTTTAATTTTTTGGAATTGTGCTTTCTCTTCGTTGGTTGCTAACGATGTTGGATCTATATTTGTCAGGTTCGTTAACATGCGAATGTAATAATCCACAGGATCTACACTCGGGTTGTTCAAAAATTGGATAGCAGGCAACTCAAGATTGCTTGTTGGTTCAACCTGACCGGCTGATACATTCCAAGTCGTTGATGAAAATGGAACGCTAGGAGTAGGTACATCGTATGGTTTAGGGGGAGGCTTTGCAACATTAGTAATTGGGCGATCAAATACATCTCTCACACCTTCTAGCGTTGGGCCAGCAATAGGTTGTTGAGAGATCTTCGCCCCAGGTGATCCAAGGAATGTTAGCGGTGGCAGACTCAACAGTTGACGTTCAGTCTGTAACGCACGTTCAACATCCTCTCTTGGGATACGTCCTGCTTCCCAGTCTTTGACAAACCTTTTTGCCGCAGGCGTATTTGTCTGTCTAGCAATGTTGACGTACGCCTCCACCGGATCGATGATTACCGGTTTCTCTGGCGTACCAAATGCCGTGGCTTGGGTTTCTGGGGAAAGCTTAAACGGTAAGTCAAATGACTTGATTGCAAACTTACCTGACGCAGACGGGTGAGGAACGATACCAAGACTATTAGGATCACCGCCTTCATTGGTCAGCATACTTCTCATGACGCCAAGCCTTGCGTTTGCTTGTTCTTGTGTCATAGGACGAGGATCAGCAAGCCTCGGCACTGGCGATCTTGGTGGGGCTTTAGGTTTCTCAACAACCCGTATACCTTCTCGGCGTTGTTCCGCTGTTGGGAAGCCAGCCTCTGCACGGCGTTTCTCAACTTCGGCTTGTCGTTGTGCTAATACTTCTGGTTTTGTTTCAGTTGGTAGCTGGCCTAAAGCGCCTTCAGTTTTTACTTCTGGACGACTCTCTGGTCCTACTCGAGGCTGAGGTTTTGCTTGTTGTTGAAGCTCAATTAAACGGTTACGCAAGTAGTTGCGTTGCTCTGTAGTCAACGGTTCAGGCGAGTTAGGCAAGTCAGCAATCTGTATCCGACGAATGATTTCCAGCATTTCGTCCGTCGCTGATCTAGCTTCTCCCGGTACGGTCTGTACTTCTCTTACCCGTTTGGCTTCAGCATCTCTTGCGATCTTTTCCCGCGCTGCAACATCTTCTTGAACCTGCCTCACTTCAGCCGTAGCAGGAGCTTCAAACGACGGCATTTCACCTACAACACGAGATTCTCCGGGACGCAAGCCATACTTGCTGGTTAGGAATTCCGGTAACGGTTCTGCCCGTGTTTCTCCCGGCCTTAGTAATGAGGTAACTCCACGTTCAAATTCAGGCAACGTTGCCCTTGCTTGGCCAGGTTGTAATGGCGCGCGTTCAGCTTCTTGTCTTGCCGCTTCTTGGGCAGAAAGTAATCCTTCAATACCTACAGCAGGTGGTCTCTGTACACCAGTGAGCTGTTCTATACGTTGCTGTTCTGGTGTTGGTGGAGGAGGAGGCGGTTCAACAACCGGTTCAGCAGGTGGCTGAGGACGACGAGCCAACCCTGCTACGCCACCTAATAAGCCACCACCAATAGCAGCCATACCAGCAGTCTCACCCAGACCTTCAGTCAATGACTGCTCTGGTTTGACTTCCCGCATCGCCAGGTTCTGACCGAAACGACCGCCAACTTCCTCGGTTATTTCGCCTGCGCTTTCACCTAATGCACCTCGAGATACACGAGCAGCCCTACCTGCTGTTCCCGGCACACCAGCAAATGTTTCTTCCAACGCCTTCGCGCCAGGAAGTCGTTGAGCCAGTACAGAAATAATCGCACCAGATGCGCCTGCTGCTCGAGCAAGATTTAATGCGCCTTCTGCCGCCTCTCTATCTGATGCGCCTTTAGACTTCAGTTCTGCGTAAATGTTTTCGTATGCACCTGCACCTACGTCTGCACCTTGCTGAACACCAGCGGCTCCGACTGCGCCACGTACGCCAGCCTGTGCGGCGGCTTCTGCACCCTTGGCAGCAGTAACACCCTTAGCAATCTTTGCTGCGCCAAAAGGAACGAGTAACTGTGGTGCCTGCTCGGCTAGGAACGTAAGCAGTAATGCCGGATCTTTGACCGTCTCTGAGAATGCAGATTTGAACGCACCGAACTGTCCTTCTTTGGCAGTAGCTTCTTCAATAGCTTTGCGTCTTGCTTCTTCTCTGGCTTTAAGACCAGCAGACTTCAGTGTCTCTGCGTATTCCTCAATATCTTTACCAACGCCTAATGCGCCGGTACGACTCATATCACCAGTCGCCAAACCATAAAGCTGGCCTGGTAGTTGAACTAACGACCCAATACCACCGACTACACCGGCTCCAATATCTTGAAGCGCTTCACCGTAAGTACGCTCTCTTGACGGAGGCTGTGGTGCAGGAGCCTGTAACGACCTTATGTAATTAGCTAGTTTCCTTGCGCTTTCTGTATCACCAGCCGCATCCGCACGACGCAGTGCATCATAAAGATCGTTCATGTTTGCCATGACGGCTCCTATCTAGAATATCTTTTAAGGATATCTTGAATATCTGAAGGTACGTTTTGCGCCGCACCAATTCCAGCCATACGGCCAATAGCCTCATTCACTTGATTAAGTTGTTCTTGAACTTTTTTACGATCTTCTGTTTTGAAGGTTGTTTCTAATTGACTCTTTAAACTACTCTGTAAAGCTTTGAGTTCAGCCAACTGTTGACGTTCTGCGGGTATCCCACCTTGTCCAGATTGTTTATACGCAGCATATGCTTCGTGATATTTCTTTCCGGGATTTTCCTTCATGTAGTTATTAATGAAAGCACTTGCCATGCGTTCTTCACCCGTAGGTAAATTAGCAACGCGTTCCCGAGATTGCCGATCCAAGTTTCTTTCTCTTGCTTCGGCCTCAATACGAAGTTGCTCTCGCGCCATAGCACTTGCAGATTCGTACTGGCGACCTTGTTGAGCCGCTTCAATACCCGCTTGTGTCGTAGCCAATTGAACATCAATCTTTTTGTTTTCTTGATTGTATTGCGCGGCTTTTTGCTCGTGTTCACGTTGATCTTTGAACCGACCTTCTGATGCTGCAATCCTGGCGCTTTCAATTTCTTGCGACATCTTGACGCGATTCATCTCACGTTCGCGCATCAAAGCACGTTGCTTTTCTTCACGGCCTCGAGCAGCTTCCATCTCGGTTTCAGATGTTCTGCCAAATCCACCTAGCAATGCGCCAATACCGCGCTGCCCTCGAGACGCCTCTCCAGCAGCCATCAATGATTTCCACAACGCACCACGGGTACGTTCTTTCTCCATCTCTTGGAAACGTTCTTGGTCTTCTCGATCACGTCGTTCCAACGTGGCTAAGTATTGCTCAAGCTTTTCGCCTGGACGTTTCGTAAGATACTCATCTTTAGCTTCTGCTTCTTTACGCATTTGCTCATAACTTGGATATGGCGCTTGTGGTCCAGTAGCCATAGCTGCTAACGCTTGTTGCATAGGACCAGCTTGGGGGTATGCTACTTGTTGCGGTGCAACAGCAGCAATACCTTGAGGCGCAGCCGCTTGAACAGCAGGTTGTCTTGCTGGTGCGGGAGCGGAAGCAGGAGGAGGGGGCGGTCCGGGTGGGAATCGTTGCGCTGATCCACGGTTGTCCGGCATGTCTCGCGTAATAGGATTGGTCGTTAGCACACGTCCTTCTTGAACGGCTTTTGACATATCAACAGGTACGCCTGCCCTTTCCAAGAACTCAAGTCTTGCTGCGTCTTCCTGTTTTTTCTTTTCTTCAGCTTCTTTAGCTAACTTTGCTAAGTAAGCCTCTGTTCCAGCTTCTGACGTTCCTAATGGGTCTATGTCTAATTCAGATGTGGGTATTCTTCGACCCTTATCCCCACCCTCTTTAAACGCAATAATCCCGCCCGATCCAAACTCAAACTGATCGTCTGGAACTCTTAATGTAGCTACACCACCGTCGGCCATTTCCATTTCTTCAGGAACTTCTGGTTGCGGTACACCCTGTGGTGCAGGCCCAGGCATTCTTGCCATCTGCTGGCCTTGACTCATAGCCGTTTGCTGTTGGCGAAGACCTTGAGTCTGTAATTGATTTATCAATTGTTTTTGCAGCGCAGCAAGACCAACCTCTTGTTCAAGTTGTTCTTTAATTGTGCCTTGCGGCATTTCCGCAGGATGCATGGCCTGTTCCATCTTCTTTCGCCGGTTCAGTTCCCCAAGCGCTAGGTACGGAGGAACCTCCGGGTTCATGCCGTTGGCATACTGCATCACCGCTTGTAACGGCATGTCCTTGAGTCGCTCTTGGATTTGAACAAGGTTCATAGCTATTCCTTAACCAATAACACCTAGTTTCTTCAACAGATCGTAGGTCGATCCTAATGCGCCAGCAGTTGAAGCCAACTGCCCAATTCCTGATTGCTGTGCTTGCGAAGTTGATACCGTGGAAATGGGCAATCCCTGCAACATAGATTGCAAAAATTGAACTTGCTTCATGGGGTAATCCCGTTGAGCAAGGAACTCGTTGTAATCCGCTGTAATACCTTCTTGCTCAATACCCCGCTGTTGCGCGCCAGCTCCTGCAATCATGTCAGCCAATGTCTTGGCTTGGCCTTGTTCTTGATTGAACTGTTGCATAGCTTTATCGTAAGCACTTGCATAACCCGTACCAATGGTTTTGTTCATCTCTTGCATTAGGTTTCTTTGGTTTTCAGCTTCTTGAAGACCATACCTTGTTCCACCAAAAGCACCGGCCTGTGCAGCTTTTCCAGCCAAACCTTGTTGTGTAATACCAGCTTGCCTACGTAGTTCTGCCAGTTGCGGAGCAAGTACTGCTTGTAAATAAGGGTTCATGTACTGCGCCGCTGGACCTGTAGGCGTAGTAGATCCTGCCGGTCCGGTAGCCGTCGGCAACGTTGGAGCCGTCGAAGACGAAAAGCTTTGGCCTAACTGTGTAGGAAACGTCAGACCACCTAGTCCTGAAAAGTACTTTGACTGAAGGGAAGATTCCCCAGCAGTCATCGGACCACCATAAACCTGATAAGGCTGTTGCGATAAAGCTTGTGCTTTACCTAACATGTCGGTTACATACTTGCCTGCCCAGTCCGAAAGCGTTGATTGGGTCGATGTACCAGCGGCTGGCGTAGTAGTGGTAGTCATAATTACCTCGGCAAATAACGATCAGTTTTAGTATCGGCAGCAATGTCTTTTGCGCTACGTCTAGCCTTTTTAATCCTATCCATCATGGCGTAAAGTTTCCTTGCCCCAGCTTCTGTAGATCCATTACCCAATTCAGAAACAATTCTTGCAGGAATCACGAACTCCCCGTCAGCGAGACGAGCAGGCTGTTTATCTGCAATGGTTGCGGGAATATCATCACTTACTCCATCTCCTGGCCCACGGAGAAGTTGACCACCGTCTGAATAAGAACCTAGATGTCCATTTTGTATGCCGTGTGATAGTGAAGCTATTCCGCCTCTTGCCCCTTTTGGCACATCTATCGTTTTACCACCAAGATTGATGACATTACCACCATACTGTTGAGCGGCTTGGTCGGCTGCCTGCTGCGTGTCATACCAGGAATAAGTCGGCGACCCGGATATGCTTGGCGTATAAACGACAAATTGTCGCGTAACGTCACCGGCCAGTTGCGGGGAGAGTGTTGCTAAGTTTTCTGATTTTGTGAGATCAATACCAAGCTTTTGTGCAAGCGCTTGGAGTTCTGCAAGTTGTTCAACGGAACCAGAACCTTTCTGCGAAGCAAAAGGGTCTTGCGTCCAGTCGTATGCTGACCCTAATTTATTAACCGCTATATCTGCGAAGTTCACGCCAAGATTAGATCCGGTTCCAGAATATAGTTCACCGGGAAGGTACTTAACGCCCGCATTAGTTAATGACGATCCAAGTGATCCTATGCTACTTAAATCCACACCGTAATCGCTAGCAAATTTATAAATATCTTGCGGACTCATGGTGCCGCTATAAAGCGGTAGCCCACGCGGGTCAAAAAACCTAAGTCTGTCTACATTCTTAGTTGCGGGGTCATAGGAAACACCAACGCCATACCCAGAATTTGGATCGCGCCATGACGTGGAAAATTCGCCCATGCCCATATAAGATGGATAAATTTCACTACCGCCAGACTGGACGATCCTGCTCCAGTCCTCTGCGCTAATCATGGGCGTAGCATTTGTTGTTGCACCTGATGACTGAGTTGTTTGTGTCGACCCCGTATTGCTACCAGTAGTCGTGTTTGTAGTCGACCCCGTATTGCTCCCAGCGGTTGTACTGGTAGTTGTACCAGTGGTTGTACCAGTAGTCGTTCCCGTATTGCCACCAGTGGTTGTACCAGTAGTCGTGTTAGTAGTCGACCCCGTATTGCTACCAGTGGTTGTACCGGTAGTCGACCCCGTATTGCTACCAGTGGTTGTACCGGTAGTTGTTCCAGTAGTTGTTCCAGTGGTTGTACCAGACGGGTTTAACGTATACGTCATGGGTGAAAAATAAGTAATACCACCAGATCCTGGTCGTCTTGGCACTAACGTTTCTACTCCTTGTGGGGAAACAGTTTTTGTAGTAGTTGGTATTGGCAGCATGGTTCTGCTTGCTGTGTAACTAGGTATACCACCTTGATATCCAGCATATCCACCACCTCCGCTAGAACCAAACATTTTGTTTGCTAGTGCTGCGGTGCCTAATATCCCAGCAAATTGACCAGCTTTACCAAGGCTTGATTTACCGGAAAAAACAGCTTTAAGAAAATCTAATGGGGACGACGAAATTCCTAAAGTTCTTTCAATCTCTTCATTTGTAGGGCTAGTTTCTGTATAAGAAATAGTTGTTGGATCAATGCCTATAGAATTCCAAAACCAACTGTCATCTTCAGATGTCACATCTCCATCATCTTCATACCCAATTAAGTTGCCATCTGCATCATAGATTGGTTTCATTTCACTGCCCTCTTAAAATTCGTATTAGGTCATCAAACGATAAGTTATCGTCATCGACTGCCCTAAGTACTTGATCCACAGAATTTTCCTCTCTTTTTGCTTTGCCTTCAATCTGTTCAGCAATTTGTTCTGGTTCTGCACCAGGTTGAGTAACACTGAGAGGTTTGTATTCTTCTTCTTCAACCGTTCCTTCTTTGGTTAGCTTTTGTTTCTTCGAGCCAAACTCTTTGCCGTAGTAGAAAACATTAGCCAACTGCGGCATACCAAATGAAGCCGCTATAGCTTGCGCCATCGGCCAAGAAATTGGAGTGGTAGGCGCTGTCGGCGTAGCTACGGGCGTTGTTGGAGGTTTAATCGGTGTAACCGGTGGCGCAATAGGTGTTGTTGGTGGCGTCGTTGGAGTTGTCGGTGGTGCTGTAGGTGGAGCAACAGGCGGTTCTGTCGGGGTTGTAGGTGGTTCAGCAGGAGGAGCTACCGGAGGCGCAATAGGAGGCGCGACCGGTGGTTTTGTTGGTGTGGTTGGAACGCCTGTAGGAGTTCCTGTTGGTGTCCCCGCAGGAGTTCCAGTCGGAGTTCCAGTCGGCGTTCCCGCAGGTGTCCCAGTTGGCGATCCGGTTGGCGTACTTGTTGGAGTGCTTGTAGGAACCCCTGTTGGCGTACCAATAGGGGTGCCGGTTGGAGTCCCAGTAGGAGTTCCCGTTGGTACTCCGGCAGGCGTACCGGTTGGCACACCTCCTGGTTCTCCCGTAGGAACTCCCGTAGGAACACCAGCCGGGGTTCCAGTAGGTGTCCCAGTTGGCGTTCCCGTAGGTGTTCCAGTCGGTGTACCAGTAGGTGTTGTACCTGTAGGAACTCCTGTGGGAGTTACTGGCGCAACAGGCGTCTTTGTTGGTGGTGCTGTCGGCGGGGCAGTCGGTGTTTCTGTTGGGACAACAGGTGCGGCAATCGGGGTAATTGGTGTAGCAACCGGCGTTACTGGTGTCTCTACTGGAGCCGCCGTTGGTGTTGCTACCGGCGTAGCAACAGGAGTTGGCGCTATCGGTGGGGCTACAGGCGGAGCAATTGGTGGCGCAACTGGCGGTGCCGTAGGTGGTGAAGTTGGTGCTTTGGTTGGGGTCAGTATGTCTAGGATGTCTTCATACGTTGTTGTTGGCGTATAGATATCTACAACTGGTGTTTGAGTAGGAACAGCAGGCGTTACAGTTGGAACAGTAGGAGTGGTTGGCGCTGTTGGTGTTGCCGGAGTTTCGGTTGGTGCCGTTGGCGCTTGTGTTGGTGCTACTGGTGTTTGCACCGGCGTAACAGGGGTTACTGGCGAAGTCGGCGTTTTTGTTGGAGTTAAGATATCTAACAGATCATTATACGTAGTAGTAGGAGCGCTTACTAAAACACTTGCATCGGCTGGCGCGGTTTCTTTTAAGTTGATGCCACGATTACCAATATAAAGAACATTACCATCAGCTTCTGGCCTTTCTTGGCTAGTAATCACTTGCCCAGAAATATTAGTTCTATAAAAAGTTGTACCTGTATCAGGGTCGTAAACTGCTTGGTACTGGATTGGGTTGCCAGATGCATCTGTTGCTGACAGTTGATAATTAACTAATAGTTTCCCGTAGTCATCAGTGTCTTGCGTCCCAAATCCTTGACTAACATCTTTTTCTCCTTCTCGGAGATTTAATCCCTTGGATGCCGCCCACTGATTATTTAATTCAAATATTGTCCCTAAAGACATTCCTCCCGCAAATCCAGCCTGTGCAAGCTGTTGCCCTGTTGCTCCTAAGAATCCTGAAGGGGTATATGTTAGAACCGGAGGTAGGTCGTCATCTTCTTCTAAACCTAACTTTTGTAACGTACTAATATAACTATCCGCAAGTGTAGCGGTCGGTGTATACGATGCAGTAGGAACAGTAGCAGGGGCAACAGGAGTTTCTGCTACAACTGTAGGCGCGGCAGTAGGTGGTGCTGTAGGGGATTCTGTTGGCGCAGAAGTGGGTACAGGAGTAGTTGGCTGACCTGCTTGTTCCTTTATTCCCTGATTAGATGCATTGGTTACCGTGTTGGTTAGTTGATATATTGCCGAAGCTATTTTTGATGGGTCATTGCTATTAATTGCTTTGACTAGCGTTAATGCTCTTCCAGCAAGAACTGCATCTGGGCTATTTGTCAACCCGCCTAGTCCGGTTAATGCTCTATCGTAGTTACCTTTGTCAATGTTGTCGGCAATACTTGCGGCAATTGATGCCTCGCGTAATGTGATGTTTGTATCACCAAGCGTTGAGTTTCCTAACGAACTAGATCCAACAGCATATAACAATCCCAAAGGATCTTGATTTTGAATAGCTTTTAAACCAGCAAGAACTGATGCCGCATCTGTATACCCTGCCATTCCCGCAACATTTGATGCTGCACCAAGAATGTCTCCAGCTTTAACAGCGTTATAGGCTTGATATGCGCGTATGGCAGTTTGCGCTATTGGTCCACCAGCACCAGCAGACAGAATTCCCAAGGTCGTATCACGGACAAAATCTTTAAATTCTGCCCCTCTTTTGTCTGATAACTCGCTGTACCACTGTTTAACTAATTTGCCGTCTGGGCCAACAATAAAATTAATCCCATCAAACGTTGTGCCAGTCCAAAAGTTTTGTAAGTCTTCTGGTTTTGTAGCGCCAAACTGCCTATAGAAATCTAACGTTTCTGCTGTCTGGTTTTGCGCAAACATGCTACGCAGATAGTCTGGGTAGCTACTACTTGTGTTGTCATAAGCACTTTTAAAGTTCTGTATATAACCATCATATGCAGAACGAACTTGCATACCATTTGGCAAAGTTTTGACTGCGGCAGGCAACCCTCTTTCTGCTGCCTGTTCTGCTGTTAAACCTGGAAGCCAGTTTGGCGGCACCTGAAATACACTTGGAACTGTTGGTGCTGTAGGTGGCTCTGTTGGTGCTGTAGGAGGTGTTGTTGGTGGAACCGTTGGCGGCGCTACGGGAGGAGCAACCGGTGGAGCGACAGGTGGGGCAACTGGCGGAGCAATTGGCGGCGCTACGGGAGGAGCAACCGGTGGCGCTGTAGGAGGTGCTACAGGTGGTGCTACAGGTGGAGCAATAGGTGGGGCTACTGGCGGAGACGTAGGGGCGACTACTGGAGCAAGAGATGCAACTTGTTGCGCTACAAATGCTCTAGCTTCATCTGGCGTTTTATTTCTTGCCCACCACTCAAAGTCTGCTGGGCCAGTACCTGCAATACCGCTAAGAATCCCCTGCATTTCTGCATACCGTGTAGGATAAGTATCAACAACAGGCGGTGGTGCAACAGGAGGAGGTGCTACGGGAGACTCGACATAAACCGGAGGTGCTACCGGAGGTTCAACATAAACCGGAGGTGCTACCGGAGGTTCAACATAGACTGGCGCTGTATATACAGGGACTACTGACGCAATACCTTCGCCAGGTTTGACTCCCGTAACAAGTTCTGTTTCGTTTTGTGTACTTATTACAGGTTCTAAATAATTAATACCGGCGTTAGAAAAATATTGTTGAACTGACGACAGGTTTAATGATGGGTTGACTGTTTGCGCTGCTCGTACAAGATCATCTAACGTCAGCCCAAGTTCTTGACCTCTGGTTGCAATTAACTTTGGATCGCCCAGATTAGCAAGGATAAATTGCCCTGCTATGTTGTATTGTTCGTCAGTAAAAGCCATCGTTAAATTGAGGAAACAAAAGTTGCCGTCAATATTACTGAGCCGCTAGACGAACTACCGCTTACACCATAAAGATCTTCTGCTGACATGGCTTACTCCGCTAAGTAGCCCATTTTATTGGGTTAAGTCATAGAAGGAAATGGATCCAACCCCATCCCCTGTTGTTGCGCCAGAAATAGTGCGAACACCCAAGGTGTAGATGTCACTAACGTCTGTCAATGAAACACCAATCTGCTGGTCCCAGTTAAACCCGGTTGGGGATAACGTGTCCGCTTGCCCGCCACCACCACTGTTTGCAATATATCCAGTCTGCACAATAGTACCTGCTGTGGCAATAGCCGTGGCTGCAACATCAAGCTCTACGTTGCTATCAGAAGGAACGGTAGCAGCCCAAGTTGCCCCAGTAAGAACCGGATTTTTGATCAATGCAATTTCGTAATTTTGCAACGTCGTTGGCTGGAATTGTATGCGGTTTGGTAGCACCACTGCACCTAATGCCGTTGATGCCAGCCTGATTGAAACAACCGGAAGGAAATTAGCAGCCGTGTTAATGGTATTAAGAATGGTTGTACGTCTTGCAACGTGCTGAATAGATGTAGCCTCAAAGCCACCTTCCGATATAACCGATGAGCATATCTGCGTGAGCGTTGCAGCTACTGCCGATGTTGTCGTGGTGATTTCATATCGCACAGGCAAGATAGCCGTGGTCATGTACACCGTCGTTCCATAAACATTTGCCGTGTCAAACGTATGACAAACAATGTACTGGCCATTGATGATGAACCCACAGCGTACCGAGCCAACACCCAACCACTCAAGATCCATCCACAGAATTTGAGGGTGCGATAAATCAAGCGTTAGCCCAGATTCGCCCGTCCCATCAAGCTTGTCACCGTTCCACTCTGTCTGGCTTGCAGCTCTTGAATCGCTTGGTGTACCAGAAGTATTTGTACGTAATACAAACGAATTTATACCACCAGCGCGTTGGAAGAAAAGCCCGTTTTGAGTATTAAAGTAACCAACCTTCTGATTAAGATTTGCAGAAGTACCGTTGTCCATCTGAAAGGTTGCTAACACTAGCAAGCCTTTTCCTGGCTGGTACAGCATATTCCTATAGGACTGACGCACCACAGAACCAACGCCGCCGCTGGTAACAGTCATGCTAACGCTTGACTGATTGGTATTAAAGGTTGAGGTCCCCGTGCCAGACGTGGAGGTACTGAATTGATTATCAGCAGCGTACCTATTCTGACTATCAAAGAGGGTATATGGTTCACTCACCCGTTGGCGACCAAACGCATCAAAGTACGTCCCTGGGAAGGTGACTGGTAATGTGTTATCGGTTGCCATAAGCAGTGATAAATAATTGTTAAGACGGTTAAAGTACAAACGTAAGACGTTGTTTAGCTGCTCCTGATACTGCGGATTCCATTCTTGCGGCGCATAAGGAAGATTAGGCGCTGCAATCTTGGTAAGCTGATAATCAGAGGTGACAACATAAGTCATGCACCACTCCCTGTAGCTCGGCCATCTGGCCTGATGTCAATCCTTGGAGCGCCAAGCTGCCATGAGCTACCTAAATCTGTAGACTCAATCTTAAAGATCATCTGTCTGCCACGCACTCGTACATACACTTGCCCAGTAAATTGTTCAATCACTGCGGTAGATGTTCTGGCTACGGTGGCAGATGATGATCCGCCTAATGACTGAGGACTGTTATACCCGGAACCTGAGTTCATCATGGGTATAAGTGACATGGTTACTTGCGGGTTGTTTGTATTAGACCCAGAGAACGTAATGTCAGGCAATACACGGTAAACAAATCCGATGTTATGCCCATCCTGAATGTCAAACTCTGATGATTCAATATAAGCGTTTATTGCCGTTGGTGATCCACTGACATTATCATCATTGCCAAACTCATGGTTGACCAGATTATTGCTATACGTTGCTGCTTGCGGGTAATCCCTCAGTCCTGCATCACACCATGCAGTTCTTGCCATCGTGCCGTAATACCAGATCTTTTCTAAGTAGTTGTATACAACATACCGATCAATATTGTTTGTCGTTGATGAGCAGTAAAACCACCAGATTTCATTAAATCCTTCGTTGGTTCCTGAGAAATATTGAAGATACTGTGTGGTGTTAATGTCTTGAAATACATACCTTCTGAGATCACAGTTAAGCGTCTGGACTCTACCGTCGTACATGTAAAACTTATCAACACCCATCCAAAAGGCAATACCATTAGCTACCGACGCAGCATTGGGACCAACAATAGAGATGTTGTCGGCTAAGAGCTGCGCTCCCCAGACTAGCGGCGCGCCTAAGTATTGAACCGAATAGAGTGCCGTATCAGTCCAGACTAAGATCTCTTGGCGTGTTTGAGCAACAGCAACAATCTGTGAGCCATGTGACAGTCTTAGTGAACCAGCTTGATTGGTTGCTGATGGTAGCCAATCCGTAACCGACTCTTGGTCTGCCCAACGGATAAGCATAGGATCTTGCGCTGTATCCCCAACGTCATTAGCACCTAAACAAAACACAAAACGATAGACATCTGACACAAACACAAGGTTTTGCACCACCGGGGGATCAGTCGCTCCAGGTAATGTTTCTATGCTTACTGCTCTTTCGTTTAAACCTGTCGTTGCATCCCAGTAATAAACCCCAGCACCACGCGGTCCAAACACTAGATCTTCACCAAAGTTCATGGCAGACCAAAGTCTTAGTGCATCTGCAACAAATACACCAACGCCACCCCATGTCCCTGAGTTCCAAGCACCAGCACCCCAGCCCACTTGAGGAACTTGTGCTGCTGGGCCAATTGTTATTTCATAAGCGGCACGTACTGTAGAACCACCACCAGTTGTTGTACCGGATGCAGCCGCAGAAGCGGTGATCGTAAAAGCATTGGCGGTCGTAACGGTCATCATAAAGTTGCCGTTCAAATCCAAACCTGCAACAGTGCTTGCACCTGAGAAAGTGACATAGTCGCCTGTTTGTCCGCCGTGACCTGTCGCCGTGACCGTAACCGTCGCAGATCCACTTGTCGTGCTGAATGGGTCTGTTCCAAGCAAGACAGCGTCAATATAGTAGTCTGCCGTGACCGTACCGCCACCACCTGTAACTGTTGAAGATGCGTTTGTAGTTACGGTAATGACATAAGCGTTTGCGCTTGTTATGGACGTGATGACATGACGTGTATTTAACTCTTCGGCAGGAACACCACCGACTGCTGTTGCGCCAGAAAAATAGACCAGATCTCCGGCTGCTGCCCCATGCGCCGTATCATTTACAGTGACAGCGGCAGACCCACTTGTTGTGTCAAAAGGGTTAGTGAGTGTCGTGGTGTAATCGTATGTCCTTAAAGGTGTGACATCAAAATACACACCACCTTTTTCAATGTAGTACTTGGCACTAGTGCCGCATCCCATGAGGTTATTGGCAGTAAGCGTTACCCAATTCCATAACGCACGGCACGTACCTAAGAATGTATTGGATGAGATTCTGGCCCAACCACCAATTTTTTCAGGGGTGCCTTGACGGAAACGTACCTTGTCGGAGACATACCAACCCCCTTCGCTGGTGTATCTTGTGTTTTCGCGGTTCACGCCACTTTTTGCAAGTATTTTTGTTAACATGCAACAATTCTCCTACTTAAACACGGAGAACACCGCGTGCGTTTATATGCAGCAAAGTAAGCGTACTGGGATAAGCGCAAAGGACTCATCTAGTCACCTCATCAAAGCAGCTTCTGCTGCACGGCGGCGCGTGAGGCCGGGGAGAACTCTACCGGCAGCTTTATTCCAGAGCATACATTGGTCTGCTGCACCATCCCAATCCCCCGCATTAATACGTTTCTTAAACGTGGAAATCTGATAATTCCTTGGGCCTAGATTGTAAACCCAGCTAATCACTGCGGCAATGCGCCTTGGTAGCGCGGTTTGAATGGTAGGGGACTGTTTAATTAGCTCTCGCCAAAAATACTCCACATGATGATCTAGCGCGTCTTCGCACTGCTGTATCGTCCAGATTGTGTCGGGGTTGATGTCTGGGCCGGTTGCTCCCCAACCGATTGTCCAGGGATGTCCACGGGTTCCCGGGTCGGGGTAGGCTTGAACTCGTCCATCAGGCAAACGCTTTGCCAAGCCCTCAAAGGGCTTGATTAGTACGTCCTTGCAAAGCTTTTTGGCTTCATTCACCGCCGGACCTTTCATCCACTATCTTATTGACTTGCTCCCAAAGAGCAGTGATCTGCTTGTCGTAGTTCTTCTCAAGGTAATCAACTCTGACTTTGAGTGTTACCGCATAGGCCGCAATCCCAACAACCGCAACCCCAAGAAACCAGACCTTGGCAAGGGACTCGGCAATCGTTTCCATTATGACTTGTTGTACTTCTCAATAGACCGTCCTACAAACCAGAACGTTAACATCATGTTCAGCATGGCGAAGTCATCCTCGTCGTAGCTCTTGGTTAAGACCTCGGCCCAGTTAGCATTGGTCTGGAAAGCAATCGTCAGACCAGCAGCTTTGACAGCCACGTATACGCCAAATGCAATCCAAGTAAGGCCGGGGCGTGTAATAGCAGTAATGAAACTTGCAATCCATCCTGCCTCTTTAGCAGTCTGAGCCTGCTCTTTAAATGCCTCTTTGATCGTATCCATCTGCTGGATAGAGTAGTCAACGTACTTCTCCTCCATCTTGAATTCACCGCGCATCTTCTCCAGATCGGTCTGAAGTTGAAACATGGATAGCTCATGCTGGCGTTCGTTCTTTTTGTCTAAGAACTTTAGGACTTCAGGTGCAAGCCTGAATAAGCCACCGAAGATAGAACCTAAAAGACCGCCGCCCAGTAGCTCAAACATTATTTCTTTCCTAGCTTTTCACGTTCTTCAAGCAGTCTGACTTTGACCTGAAGTTCGTTAATGTGCTGCATGAGTTGCTCTTTCATGGCAGCGCGACGTTCAGCACTAATAGGTGAATCAGTCGGCACCCCTTCCTTGGTAATCAGCGCAGGCATTGCGCCTTCAATCTTGGTCAGACGGGTTGAGAAGTCAGCTACCTGCCCGAGTAGCCAAGCGAGCGAAGCCACAATAACAGGGATGACCGCCTTAAGAACGTCTGACCAGTTCATTCACTTCTCCGATGACTCGTCTTTCTGCATGGCCGCGATTGCCTGTGCTTTGATGTTGTCAATCAACGTAGCCACCTGCCTATATGGCATTTGATCTAACGTGCCAAGGATTTGATTGATTTCTTCAATCGTTAATTCAAGGTTGATTTTCATTCGCTACCCAAGAGGTTGTTGCTTCATCCCAGCTATACATCTTTCCGTCTGTTGGCATTGCTATGGGAGCCTCCCAAAGGCAAGAACCAGCGTTCAGTACCCAACTAGCAAAGGGCTGCGGAGGGATAAAAGCATCCCGCACTGCATCATAGGTGTAACCAATGCCTGCATAGTTTTTTCTAAATGGCGTTCCGTTAGGATGCTGGCCGCCTTGGGTGTTGTAGCTTGTACGCTTACAAGGTTGTCCTCGTATCTCAGCGTATCGTACCTCCCAGTCAATACCTTCTTCGCCTTCGTCTTTACCGACAATGACTTCGGTAACGATGTTATTTGCGTCTAAAAAAGCGTAGTGCGCCATCACGCCTCCAGCCTAAGTCCAGTTAAATCCATTTCTTCCCCGACAACACCGACAGGAAAGGTATTGAACGATAGTGAAATTCTTGTGTTGTCGCCTTTGACTTCAGGAACCATGTGAGTCAGGCTTGACGGAAACAGAATCAACTTTCCTGATGTGGCTTCAAACCACCAAGATTCAGAGTTGTACTGGTTCCACTGCTCCGGCGGGAACTTGATCTGCTGCCAACCGTCTTTGTAAAAGTAAATCCTGTCGTTGTCATTGGTCTGCACATAAAACACGCCCGAGATGTAGCTATTAGGATGTGCGTGTTTGTGATGGTATTGCCCAGGTTCCGAGTAGTTACACCAGCTTTGCGTAACTCTAAGACTGACGTTGTGCTTAGGATTGACCGTACTTTTGAAGTAATCCGATACCGCATCTTCAACAAACGAACGTAGGCTTGTCAGCGCAGGGTTACGCAGTACAAAGTTATCTGTACTTGTGGTGTTACCCATGTTAGGTCTTGTTGGCAGTTCACGGATGAAGAACAACTCCTCATCGTTCAGAGGTCTGCCAAGCTCTGCAAAGCCAACAGGAATGGGGAATAGGTTATGCAACTGCACGTTCAAATTCCTCTTTGGCTATGCCCATTTCTTTCAGTTGCTCGTCCGTGTAGATCGTTGGGATGCTGTCCTCAAACTCTCTGATCTTGTCAATCACCCAATACACTTCTTCAATGCTTGGGCATGGCCGTGGATCATCCCACCTTGTAAAGACGTTGTTTGATATTTCCCACTTCGCACCTGGGCGAAGTAAGAATATGGCTGTATCAATGCCAACAAACTTGTATATTTGTTTCATTATGGATTTAGTTTAAGAATAATGACACCAGAACCACCTGTTCCTCCAGATCCCTCGGTAGCCCCTCCGTTGTAACCACTTCTTCCACCGCCACCTCCACCAGTATTGGTTCCACCATTGAATGGTGAGCCTGAGCCAGATTGGTTGTAGTCATATCCTTTACCACCACCTCCTGAACCACCTGCCCCACCTGTGCCTGACCATCCAGCACCGCCTCCACCTCCAGCGTAAGTAACGTTACTTCCGGTTATTGATGAATCAGCTCCCGCCCCGCCAGCACCACCATTATTATTGGTACTGTCACTACCCACTGCACCAGCACCGCCGCCTCCACCTCCTCCAGTATATCCAGTGGATGCCCCTCCGTTACTTCCTTGGGCGGGAGAAGTTGCCGGTGTATTACCTGCGCCGCCTAAGCCTCCACCGTGGCCGCCGCCGCCACCAGAAGCACCAGCAGCTCCATTACCGTTATTTCTATTACCCCCGCCGCCACCAGCAGAACTTATTCCAGGTGAGGCGAAAGGAGAGGGAGACGTCCCGCCAACAACTGATGACGCAGAGCCTGGAGACCCATTTGGGCCTAAATGAGATCCGCCAGCACCACCACCACCTATAGTAATCGTATAGGTAGTTCCGGCAGAAACAGATGCAGATGTCCCAGTTCTAAATCCACCAGCACCTCCACCACCGGCGTAATAAGACCCACCGCCACCGCCACCGCCTCCCACAATTAGGTAATCAACACTTGTTATTCCTGATGGGCATGTCCATGTCGTGGAAGCTGTAAATGTTTCAATCAAAACAACGGCAGGCCAAATGCCTTGTTGTTTTGCAATCATCTGTTCGACAAGCGACCAAACACCTTTTGCAGATGTTATCGTTGGGATGTTTGCGGGGCCGATTATCCCGCCGTTACCTCTAGGCATGGCGACTCCTAGCTAATATCTTCGTAAGAGCAAACAACCTTCAAGTCGCTAGACGTTCCAGCCGTAGCACCTAGTGAGCGATCTTCTTCAAGATAGATGTAAGCGTCTTTATCAATCACCACTAAGGTAGAGTCAGCAGGAACAACAACCGTAGACGCTATCTGTGTAGCCGTACCACCTAGCGAAGCAGCAGAGTAGTAGTTGATTGTGATCTCTGCGTTGCTCGTTCCGTCTACGTTGGCAACATAAAGCGAGTTGATCTTTAAGACTTTTCCAGAGCTTGCAGCATTACTAAGGATTGAAGTCGCAGAGGTGGAAGATAAGTCAACCGTAACGGTCTTGCCGTTAATGGTTGTCGGTGAGAGTAGGTTTGGAGCTGCCATGTTTGTTCCTATCCAAAGATCATTGCTGCTGTCACAGGACTAAATCCACTACCACCAGATGCGGTAGACCAAGATAAGCCACCAGAACCGTCACTGGTTAAAACCTGTCCGTTTGATCCGTAACCTGTAGGGAATGTGTAGGTGTTTGTTGAAGTAGACTGAGAAGAATTAGCCTTCAATCTAAGAATCTTGATGCCTGACACGTTGGCAGAGTAAAGCTCAAGATAAGGATCATTTCCTGATCCCTGCTGAATGGAGACAGAATCGCCAAAGATTGCTGCGCCCGCATCAGAAAGACTTGCGTATGTATTGCCTTGAATTAGCTTTCCGGTTGTTCCATCAAACCTTGCAAAAGCGTTATCACTCGCTGAAGCAGGGCCAACAACATCGCCAGTACCACCTGATGCCGACAAGGTTCCAGCAGAGTAAGTAAGACCAGAACCTACTGTGACATTGCTAAACCCGCCTGTGCCATTACTCCCCAATAACTGAGAAGATGTTCCGCTTGTTGCAGGAGCGTAATCAGTGCTTGATACTGCCGCAGCTATAACACCTGACGAGGCTTTTAGCAGACCCGTGGTTGTTGCAGCCTTTATTAGCTTTCCTGTGGTGCTATCAAAAAGCACAATCTGATTATCGGTCGATGAAGATGGGCCTACAACATCACCAGAACCTGATGCCGTAGAAGCAATCGTAATGCTTCCATTGCCGTTCGTGATAGTGATGTTAGAACCAGCAGTCAGAGTTGATTTACTTAGCAGGCCTGTCAATGTATTACCAATCATCAACTGACCGTCGGTGAACGAAGATTGACCAGTGCCACCATTAGCAACCGGAAGAGTTCCGGTTACCCCCGTCGATAAAGGTAATCCCGTTACGTTGGTTAACGTACCGCTTGATGGCGTACCTAATACGCCACCGTTTACTACAAAAGCCCCTGCGGAACCTGTGTTTACACCTAATGCCGTTACAACACCAGTGCCTGTTGTAACTGTACTTGGAGCTGCTCCTGCACCGCCACCGACAACCAAAGCATTAGCCGCCAAGGCGCCAGAACTTGCCCAAGTCGTTCCACTAGAAAAGTAAGGAATGCCACCGCTTGTACCAGCAACCGTAAGCGCAAGCGTTCCAGATGAGAATATAGGCGAACCAGAGACGGATACGATACCGCCGGTAAAAGTCTGAGCCACTGAAGTAACCGTACCAGAACCTGACGGAGTACTCCAAGCGAAAGCAGAACCATTCCAGCCTAAGTATGTCCCAGCAGAAACCGGCGCATCCACAAATGCAGTCGTGTCAGATGCCGATTGATAGAGAACCTTGTTTGCAGATCCACCAGCAACCGATGTCGCTGTAGCCGCATTACCCGTAATAGCAATGCTCCATGTTCCTGAAGCATTTGTTCCTGTCGTACTAGGCGCACCAATTGTGTTGTAGCTAATTGTCCTTGCTACCGAACCATCAAATGTGGTCCCTGACGCTACGCCAGAACCAGAATTGTTCATGGTTAGCGCATTGGTCGTAGTCCCACCGCCTGTGGCAGATAGCGTACCTGTTGAAAAGGACAGGCCACTACCAATCGTCACATTGCTAAAGCCACCAGAACCATTTCCATAAAGAATGCTTGTGCCGCTTGTAGCAGGCGCATAGTCGGTTCCACTTACCGCCGCAGCAAGAACACCGCTAGAAGCTTTTAACAAGCCTGTAGTCGTTGCCGCTTTAACTAATTTTCCTGTGCTGCCATCAAATAACGTGATTTGACCATCTGTAGCAGAAGATGGTCCAACTACATCACCTGTCCCACCGGTTGCGTATTCAAGAGCAGTTCCACCAGCATTAACCCGTAGCACTTGTAACGCCGACCCAAGACTTGAAAGCCCTGTGCCACCATTACCATAGGGAAGCGTCCCGGTAACACCCGTAGATAAAGGTAGTCCCGTTGCATTCGTCAGTGTGACGGACGTTGGTGTACCAAGGATAGGCGTAACAAGTGTTGGGCTAGTCGCAAATACCAGCGATCCCGTACCTGTCTCATCAGAAATAACACCTCGCAGTTCTGCCGAGGTCGTTGATGCAAACGCCGAGAGTTTGTCTGACGTATAGGCAACCGTTCCGCCAGCACCAAATGCCATCGTTGAACCGTCGGTCCCTGATAGCGTAACCGTGTTGCTTGCTGTGAACGTCTTGCCATCAGCCACTGTCAATGTAGAACCAGTAGCCGGAGAAGTGATTGTTACTTTGTTGTACTTTCCGCCAGTAATGTCACCCGTCGTATCTGCAATCGTGACCGCCGAGTTCTGTAGGATTTGACCTGTTGTCCCATCAAATCTTGCAACAGCATTATCTGTGCTAGATGTTGGGCCTGTCACAGCCCCAATTGCATAGTCGGAGCCATTCCAGTAAACAACAGCCGTTACACCAGTTGGTATAGTTACGCCTGTTGTGGCAGAAGCTTTTACTACAACACTGGCATCGGAACCGTTTTTGACAATATATATCTTGCTCGTGCCGGGGCCAACAATGTTTCTTGATACGCCCGGGCTACCTGTCACTGACAAAATAGCATAGCGAGATGTATTGGTAGCCGACCCATCTCCAGTAGATAACGTGACATTACCTGAACTAACATCAATAGACGCCGTACCAGCTATAGCTACATCTAATGGCGATGTAAGCGAATCATTGACTACCGTACCCCAAGAACCATCTTCTTGTCCATTGACCGGCTGGGCTAGCTTTAACAGACTGGTGTAGTTGACAGTCATCTTATTTCCTTATGAAGACGTAGTAACTACGGTCCAAGTAGTAGTCACACCAAGCGTAATTACAGACCACGTTGTAGTAACGTTAGTTGGTATCACGGTCCACATCTTTAATCCATTCGTATCAATGCATTTGTTGCAGAGTTTGTTGGCATCGTAATTGTAAATTTTGTTGTCGTAGTTTTATCCGACCCAAAATCTAACACTGCCACCGATTTGTTTGATTTACTGAAGTTGTAAATTAACGCACACCTTGCAGTAAAAGATGCAGGATCCCAAATAACATTATCAAAATCTATATATGCAACCGTGCCAGAAGAATTAACTGTTGTTCCTGTTAACGTTTTACCGCCTAACGTATAACCAGTCCCACTTACTTCGTTCGTTGAATCGTAAACAGTCGTGCTTTGATTTAAATCTGCATTGGCTGTATACAACGCAATCTTAAAAGTATCCGTGAGGAAGTTATGAACTCCCTCATATAACTCCACTTTAAAACTTGTTGTCTGACCTTGGACAATACTCATGACACTTGAACCCTAACCTGTCCATCACGGTACGCATCCATCCTTTGCTTACCGTCGCCAAGGTTCTTAAGCAAAGCAATAGACTGTACGTACCTGTCTTTTGCCAACGCCATCAAATCTTGCTCTTGCTTCAGGAATGTAGAAGCTTCATACAACGTTGCATTCAATAGAGCCGAATCAAAATTATCGCCTAACCATGTAGTGGTGGCCGTGACTATTGACTCTGGGTAGTAGTAATAATGCAGTTCAACACCGTATGCCAAGTCTGGCGTTGGACCTAAGATAAACGTTAACTCTGTTACCGCCGATGAATCAGGGCCAAAAATTGCATAGTGTCTTGGCTTGCCTGTATCAGAAGCAGAAGGGTACGCTTCTCTAATAAAGTTAACATCTTTGTTTAACAAGTAAACATAATCGCCGCCACCAGGTGGATAAACGGCTATCGAATACGTTGATAAAAAGTCATTTGGGCATTGAAGGTATTTGTTTAAAGCCGTGCATGAACTTGTTACGTTTTTTCTAAGATTGGCTATCTGCACCGTATTGTAAATACGTTGCTCCGCCTGACGGATCATCGTATTGATGTCCGTCGTAGAAAATGTCGTTTCAAGATAATCTTGAACCGCTGTAACAAGTTCGTTATACGTCACGCCATTGGCCCTCTAGCCATTACACCTTTAGTGGCAGCGCCTGTCCCACGGATTTTGATACCCGAGGTTTTAATATCTTTTTCGGGATAGCCTGCTGTATGTACAACCGGCACAGGCTTCGGCTTCTTAACAACTTTTATGTCTTTCATTTCATGCCTCGATAGGTAAATGAAGACTTCTTTTGGTTTGCAACCTTAGCAAGGTTACGCCCCATCTTCAACATGTTGGCATTAGTCTTGCCGCCTTTGGCTAATTTGGTTAATGGCTTGCCTGGATGCATAGCCTTTTCATGTTTATGTACCGCAGTCTTTGCGTCCATTTTTCACCCCTAAGTGAGAGATATCGTTACTGTACCAAGAGCCGTCGTTGCAACCAAGTAGTTTGGCGTTAACGCGTCATCATATGCCGATGCACCGCCTACTGGGTTCCATCCCCATTGGATGTCCCGAGACCCACCCGTTGGAAAGCCGCCTGTTGAATTAGGCAGTAACTCCAGCCCATTTACCCCAGCCGTGACGTAAGTTGTATCTTTACGTGGATTCCTAACAGCTTGAGGATCGTCCACAGGAAACATGCCAAGAAGCAATTGCGGCTGATCGGGATCCCAGCATTCGTCACAAACCAATAAGTTATATCTTTTGGTTTTTATAACTTCTGTTCTAAGTTTCTTTAACTTAAATTGCTGACCACACCTATCGCACATGGCGATAGAGTTTTTGCCTGAAGCAAATCTGTTACCCATATCCACCTCCAGATCCTATGAACTGTTGGCGTGGTACAAATCGAATGGCTGCTTTCTCTCGGTCTTCTCCTGCCGCTAAGTTGAATTGCTCTTCATAAGCCATCTTCAACATATCAACTCGAGATACAAGTTCTGGTTGCTTCATAGCGATGTAATACGCAAGGCCTGCAACCAGACATGGTAGGAAACGGAAGTTCATATCCGCAGTCTGTATACCTGATCCTGCGTCTTGTACTCTTCGCATTCTCCAGTAGACAAACTGATAAGTCGTGCTGTTGTCTGGCGTAGGCCAGACTGTTACAGCAGGTAGATTTGGGTTGTATATCGTTGCCCCAGCCGTATGGCTTGCCGCCGTTGTACCGTTTTGCCCACGTACAACTCCACCCAACGAATTACCATCTAACCATTGATACAGAATATCTTCACTGTCTATACGAACAAATCCTGCGCTTGGAAGACTTGCCGTTGAGCTAAGGGTAATTGTCGTTGTCGTTGAGTTAATCGTCGAAGACAATGTTGCATTAGCGGGGGAAACCTGACCTGAGAGTCTTTGAATCCAAACCTGAATGGGTCTAGCTTGTTGTAGCTTATTTGGGATCGTGGCGTAAGTCGAAACGCTAATACGTGTAATCGTTAGATCTGCTTGCGTAGACGATACATTCTGGCCGGTACGAATGACGTGTTCTAACAAATCAATCGTATCTACAGGCAAAGCATATGTATTTACACCAGCCGTCAGGGTGATAGTCCCCTGATCAATGGTCCACATGTTGATACCACGGTTCTGCCACTCAATGGTCATCAGGTTCATGGAACGCCGCGCAGTGCGTAAGTCATAACCAGTCCGCATCTCACGGCCAGCTCTCTCCCACGCCTCTTCGGCTATTTCTGTGAACTCTGGTGAAAACCCAGTTGAACCGCTAGTGGTCATCTAAATCTCGCAGTCTTTGCGGCAATTTTTGCCGGTTGTTTGACAAACTGCTTACCTGAACTCTTTCCTGCTCGTTTTGCTCTTGATGTCGCAGCGTATTCTGAAGGTGTAAGAGCATCAATTGCCGCCGATGGGAGATACCGCTCGCCAGTTGCTTTTGGACCCTGTGTACTAGGTTTGCCACTTTTAGTCCTCCAAAGTTGCTTGCCCCAATCCTTTAGAGATTTTTGACTTTCTCGTAGTGCCATGTCATAATCCACTAAAAGGAGAACGAAATGAACGAAATTTGGATAGAAATTGCCGACTCTGGCGGACGTTATTCGGTAAGTAATTTTGGAAACGTACAAGCAAATTGGTCAGATATCCCGCAACGCGGGTTAACACATCGTATAAAAATTGACAAAATAAAGCGATTACAGCCTTGGAAGCATTCAACTGGTTACATGCGTGTAGCGCTTGGTCGCGGTAGTTATCGGTACGTTCATCGGCTTGTAGCGCAGATGTTTTTGCAAAACCCAGAAAATCTGCCTCAAGTTGATCACATAGACGGCAACCGCCAAAATAACCATGTTTCCAATTTGCGATGGGTAACCGCCAAACAAAACTCTGGGTACGGCAGCGAAAGGCATAATTGGGAATCTCAAAAAATTGCAAGCGCAAAACGCCGTATTCACGAAGCGCGTAAGCAAGAATATCTCGCCTTACTAAACCAAGGTTATAGTCTACGCCAAATTGCCAAACTATTTGGGACATCTCATTCCTCGGTTAGCGCAGCAATAAAAACATAACGTCCAATCTTTTAGACTTTTCTGCGGGGCTTTCAATCTCTGTAGCCCCCGCCTTTTTGCTTGTACTTCATGGCAAGCATTTGTGCTTTACGAGCTGACCATTGCCCTGGTGAACCACCTTTACCACCGGCTTTAATCTGATTGAATAAAGACTTACGCATTCCCGGTTTAGTGTAATTACCTGCTTCATTGACACGAGACTCGCCGCCTTCAGCAAAAGCCATAAAGTCCGTATCGTCTCGACGTTTTTTACGCCGAGCCGTAGGCATCTTTGAGGGCATGATTGCCCCCATGCCCCTTGAAGCGATCATTAGCACTTACCGCCGTAGTTCATTTTCTTGACCTTGCCACCAGCTTTCATGCCGGTAGAACCCTTCATAGTTACTTCCATGCCACGGGTTTTACCTTTCTTAGCGATGCCGTCAGCAGCCTTGTGACCAGCAGCCAATCCGCCAGCAGCATAAGCCTTGCCGCCACGCTTCATGGCTTTCATCTCGGCTTCTTCGTGCTTGATCATGGACTTTGGCGCGCCTTTAGCTTTCATAAAGCCCACCTCTTTTTTCATCATTGCTTTGGATTCTTTCATTTGCCCACCTTCTGCTTTGGTAAATTCTTTACCTACTGATTGAGGAACGCCTACCTTCTTCGCAAACTTAGGGTTATGCGCGACTGCTTGCATGAACCTTTCTTGTTTGTCAGAAACAGTTGGCATTACATCTTCACCATCGTTCCGCGGGTGCGTCCCTTCTTGACGCATC